CTTGCAATGGTGATTGGTAAACGCAGTTGGTTAGGATGCTAAAAATTACACCTCATAAAGTAACAGAATGTCTCAAGGTCCGGTAGGACCACAGGGACCGCCGGGTTATCCTGGTGTACAAGGAAGCACTGGACCTTCAGGACCTACTGGTCCGCAAGGTCTTCAAGGCAATATCGGTGACCGCGGATGGACTGGTGCTACAGGCACAACGGGTTCGACCGGTCCGCTCGGAACAGGATCGACTGGAACAACAGGGTCCACAGGCGCCCAAGGTTTTACAGGATCGACAGGTCCTGCTGGAGTTGGAGTCACGGGCCCTGCTGGAATTCAAGGTCTTGCTGGATTCGCAGGTTCTACGGGTCCTACAGGAAGCCAGGGAGTGCAGGGAACTGTGGGTGACCGCGGATGGACAGGCGCAACAGGCGCATCGGGTTCAACGGGCGCCACGGGTCCGGTTGGAACAGGTACGACGGGCGCGACAGGTCCAACTGCTGCGACGGGTACGACTGGATCCACTGGACCGCAAGGTATTGCTGGAAGCGCGACGAATACGGGAGCAACGGGGCCATCGGGTGCTGTTGGACCTATTGGTCAGCCGGGCCCCCAGGGTCCTCCTGGAGGATTTGGAGCAACGGGTCCTACGGGCATGCGAGGTGTTGCAGGTATTGATGGTCCTCCTGGCGACAAGGGCTTGACAGGAAGCACGGGAACTACGGGTCCGAAAGGCGATGTGGGCGCATCCATTGCAGTGAAGGGATCGTATGCGACAACGGCAAGTCTTCCGGGCAGCGGTGTGAGTGGAGATGCGTACATTATCACGTCAACAGGTCACTTGTGGGTCTGGACTGGTTCGTCTTTTATTGACGGTGGTCAGTTTGTTGGACCTACAGGAATCACGGGCCCTACAGGAGCAGGCGGCACGGGAACCACAGGACCTACTGGAGCAGGCGGCACGGGAACCACAGGACCTACTGGAGCTGGCGGCACGGGAACCACAGGACCTACTGGAGCTGGCAGCACGGGAACCACGGGACCCACAGGAGTAGGCAGCACGGGAACCACGGGACCCACAGGAGTAGGCAGCACGGGAACCACGGGTCCTACAGGAGCAGGCAGCACGGGAACCACGGGACCCACAGGAGTAGGCAGCACGGGAACCACGGGACCCACAGGAGTAGGCAGCACGGGAACCACGGGACCCACGGGAGCAGGCAGCACGGGAACCACGGGACCCACGGGAGCAGGCAGCACGGGAACCACGGGTCCCACGGGAGCAGGCAGCACGGGAACCACGGGTCCCACGGGACCGATTGGAACTGGACCGACGGGAGTCACGGGATCCACTGGAAATACCGGACCACAGGGCGTCAAAGGTGATGTAGGTGCATCTGTTGCTGTGAAGGGCTCGTATGTTACAACAGCAAGTCTTCCAGGCAGTGGCACGAACGGTGATGCGTACATTATCACATCGACAGGCCATTTGTGGATTTGGGTTGGTTCTGGATTTATTGATGGTGGTCAGTTCGTGGGACCGACGGGATTTACAGGAGTCACAGGACCTCTTGGCACAGGACCTACCGGAACCACAGGACAAACTGGCCCAACAGGACTAACAGGACCTACCGCATCCACTGGACCCACTGGACCCACTGGACCTACTGCATCTACTGGCCCGACAGGACTCACCGGACCTACTGCCGCGACGGGACCCACAGGACCTACTGCACCCACAGGACCTACTGGACCGACGGGAAGAACTGGACCTACTGGACCAACTGCTGCGACTGGACCCACTGGCATAAAGGGTGATATGGGAGCATCGCCTTGGACTCCTGTACTGACAAATGTTATTCAATCAGGTCCACGGTCACAGACATTCACAAAGTCGGGCGCGTTGATCCAATGGGACTCGCAAGTATATTCATTGGAAGGTTACCCTACTGCGTATGTCAGCATGTCTCCGGATGAAGTGTACTTTACCAAGACGTTAGGACTCAGTACACACCCATCAAGCGGCACGGGGATCGATATCGATTTTGCTTGGTATTTTGCAGGCCAGAACACGTATATTTACGAATACGGTTTTAGTATCCAAACGCTGGAAGCCACCACAACATCCGACGTTTATCAGATTATTTACGATGGTACCAATGTGTCCTACTACAAAAATGGTTATATCATTCGGAGAACCGCAAGGTCACTTGGTGATAGTCTTTTCCTTGATTCAGCATTTTATGAAACCGCTAGTGCATTCAGGAATGTTACCTTTGGAAGCATGGGACCCATGGGAACGATGGGTGCGACTGGCGTAACCGGACCCATTGGTACGGGACCGACCGGAGTTACTGGATCTACTGCTTCCACCGGAACTACGGGACCAACTGGACCCATTGGCACAGGTCCTACAGGAGTCACAGGGTCGACTGCAAACACCGGTACAACGGGTCCCACTGGATCCACGGGAGTTACTGGTGTGACAGGACCGGTGGGTCCGTCGATTACAATCAAAGGATACGTCCCGTCTTATGTTGAAATCGGATACATTGCATTAGGTGATCCACTACCGAAAGTAGGAGACGCATATGTCACAACAAATGATGGTCACTTGTGGGTCTGGGGAGGTGTTGGATTTGCTGATACTGGCCGGTTCCAAGGTCCAACGGGTCCGACAGGAACCACGGGGCCAGAAGGACCACCCTTCGTCATCAGGGGATCGTTTCCGACAAAGAATGATGTTCCGGTAGAGACTCTGTCAAATGGAGATGGTGTTATTACCACAAACGATGGTCACTTGTGGATATGGGCAGGTGGTGCCCTTAACGATGCCGGCCAAATCATGGGTCCTACAGGATTTACCGGAACAACTGGTGTAACTGGGCCGGTTGGTAACGCTATTATTGCATTAAATGGATCTTTTGCAACAACAGATTATCTTCCACCAGACGGTTATGCGACGAAAGGAGATGCTTATCTCATTCGATCGACAGGGCATATATGGTTATATACTGGACAGAGCGGACATGGAGAAATTAACGGATTTGCAGATAGTGGTCAGCTTGTTGGACCGACGGGTCAAACTGGGCCCACTGCGCCGACAGGACCTACTGGGCCGTTGGGTACCGGAACGACAGGATCAACCGGACCAACAGCACCCACGGGCACAACCGGACCAACGGCACCCACGGGCACAACTGGACCCACTGGCCGAACAGGACCAACAGCTCCCACCGGCACTACAGGACCGACAGCTCCCACGGGCACGACGGGTCCTACCGCACCGACTGGAGCCACAGGACCCACAGCTCCAACCGGAACCACAGGACCCACTGCGCCTACTGGAACCACGGGTCCTACCGCACCGACTGGTACAACTGGACCAACCGCTCCTACGGGAACTACGGGACCAACTGCACCCACAGGAACCACGGGTCCTACCGCACCGACAGGTACAACTGGACCGACTGCACCCACCGGAACCACGGGTCCTACCGCACCCACCGGAACCACAGGACCGACTGCTCCCACAGGAACCACTGGACCCACAGCACCCACAGGCACAACAGGACCGACTGCTCCCACCGGAACCACTGGACCTACAGGACCGATTGGAACTGGACCAACGGGCGTCACGGGATCCACTGGAAATACTGGACCGCAAGGTGTGAAGGGTGATATTGGTGCGTCGATTGCTGTGAAGGGATCCATTGCAACAACTGGAAGTCTTCCAAACAGTGGCACGAACGGCGACGCATACGTCATCACATCGACAGGCCATTTGTGGATTTACACCGGACAGGTTGGAAATGGCGCAATCAATGGATATATTGATGGTGGTCAGTTCGTGGGACCGACGGGATACACAGGAGTGACTGGACCCATCGGAACAGGGCCGACGGGAACTACTGGACTGAAAGGACCTACTGGAGATACTGGCCCGACTGGACCCACTGCGCCTACAGGAACCACAGGGCCGACAGCACCTACAGGAACCACAGGGCCGACAGCACCTACGGGGGCCACCGGACCGACTGCGCCTACAGGAACCACGGGTCCTACCGCACCGACGGGTACAACTGGACCGACTGCACCGACCGGAGCCACAGGACCTACAGGACCTCTCGGAACAGGCACAACGGGGCCAACTGGACCGACGGGACCGACTGCGCCTACGGGAACTACGGGAACTACGGGACCAACAGCTCCCACAGGAGCAACAGGACCCACCGCGCCGACAGGCACAACTGGACCCACAGCTCCCACAGGCACAACTGGACCAACAGCTCCCACAGGAGCAACAGGGCCCACAGCTCCCACAGGCACAACTGGACCAACAGCTCCCACAGGAGCAACAGGACCCACCGCGCCGACAGGCACAACTGGACCCACAGCTCCCACAGGCACAACAGGTCCAACTGCTGCTACCGGCACAACCGGACCGACAGCATCGACAGGAACTACGGGCCCTACTGCGCCTACCGGAGCAACAGGGCCCACCGCAGCTACCGGAAGTACGGGACCTACAGCATCTACTGGCACAACAGGTACAACAGGCGCAACAGGTCCCATTGGAACTGGGCCTACAGGACCTACAGGAACAACAGGTCCAACTGCATCGACGGGACCAACGGGACCAACTGCAACTACGGGACCAACCGGAACAACAGGACCAGTGGGTCCATCGATTACAATCAAGGGGCAGGTTCCATCCTATGTTGAAATTGGTTACATTGCATTAGGCGATCCACTACCAAAAGTAGGAGATGCCTACATGACAACAAATGATGGCCACTTGTGGATATGGAATGGTGTCGGATTTACAGATACAGGTAGATTTCAAGGTCCAACAGGTGTAACTGGAACCACCGGAGTTGCTGGTCCCCCGTTTATGATCAAAGGATCATTCCCGACAAAGGCGGACATCCCATATGAAATCCGGACACCGGGAGATGGATTCATCACCACGATCGATGGTCACTTGTGGATATGGGCAGGTGGTGCATTCAATGACGGCGGTCAAATCATGGGTCCTACCGGATTTACCGGAACAACTGGAATGGCTGGACCCACTGGGCCTACTGGAACGACTGGACCCTTCGGCCCCGGATTCTCATTCTATGGAGCTTGGTCCGGAACGACACATGGGTACTATTATCCGAACGACGTGGTACTTTACCGCAACTCTGCATATATTTGCGTGACAAGTGTCTACGGTAATACACCGCCAAGCGCAGATACAGCTTGGATACTATTTGCAAGTGGTGGAGCGACTGGCGACACAGGACCGACTGCATCAACCGGACCGACTGGACCGGTTGGGACAGGACCCACAGGCACAACAGGACCCCTTGGATATACAGGAGATACTGGACCGACTGGACCTGTTGGGACAGGACCCACAGGCACGACAGGACCTGCTGGATATACCGGAACCACAGGCACGACAGGTCCTCTTGGAGATACAGGACCCACAGGACCCACTGCAGACACCGGAACTACTGGCGTGACAGGAACCACAGGACCCGTTGGACCCGCTATTGCATCAAATTTTACTATACGTGGAAATGTTTCGTTCTATTCTGGATTAGAAGCTATTGCTGCCGGAGGTGCAGTTGAAGGAGATGCATATGTTGTAGAAGCTACACAACATGTGTATATTTGGGTCCCCTATACTGCAGGTGGTGTAAGTGGTTATGAATGGGTTGATGCTGGTGTAATTAATGGACCTACTGGACCCACGGGACCAATGGGAGTTAGTTCTGGTGGCGGCGGAGCAGGTTCATGTGTATATTTGATTAACGCACCTGGTGCATCTTTTACTCTAGGAAGTGTTGGTTCTGGAGGTGGTGTATCTGTTTTGTCTGGAACTGACTCGGCATCAAACAACATTGTATCATTTACTGCAATCCCATTTGGACCACCACCAACTCTAACAGTTGGGTTACCAAGCGCTGTACTCAATGGTACTTTCGTGTTTTTGTCTTACCCTGGGTCTATAGATATTACTCTTTCTAATTCTGCTACATCGGGTAGTTATTCAATGTCATCATTCCCATCTATTGCATTTTCAGATGGTACCAGCTGGTATTTGAACGGAGCATCGATTTAAGGAGGGAAATTCTATCTAAAAGGTAATGAGTCTCTCGAAGTATGTTCCTGGTGTGGGACTCGTATCCTGTGCACCCAACATCTTGCAGGGACCTCCTGGTCTCCAAGGACCTATAGGACAAACCGGAACTACGGGATCTACAGGACCCACAGGACCTGCAGGAGACACGCAATACCAGGGCGCAACGGGCACGACTGGACCTACCGGATATACGGGTCCAACGGGACCTATCGGAACAGGTCCCACAGGTCCTACCGGAAACCAAACAGGTGCGACTGGATCCACTGGCGTGACGGGCGCCACAGGACCAACCGGCGGAAAGGCAACGAATACCGGATACACGGGCACAACCGGCCCGCCTGGACCGACAGGCGTCACAGGCACCACGGGGCCTACGGGATTCACAGGTCCTACGGGAGCCAACCAGACAGGTCCGACCGGCGCAACGGGACCCACGGGACCGACAGGTTTGCAAGGTGTGCCTGGTGGATACGGGCCGCCGGGACAGCAGGGTGACCAAGGCAACCCCGGAGATACTGGACCGACGGGACCTACTGGACCGCAAGGCACCACGGGACCCACCGGCGCAAGTTTGACGGGTCCGACAGGCGTGACGGGTATAACGGGACCCACTGGACCCACTGGAGTGACGGGTCCTACTGGACCCACGGGCTCTACCGGGCCGACTGGATTTACTGGACCTACTGGAGCGACAGGAGTTACCGGAACGACTGGGCCGACCGGAACTACGGGACCCACAGGTGCAACAGGACCCACAGGACCCACTGCAACTACAGGAGCAACAGGGGCCACAGGGGCGACAGGAACCACAGGTCCAACAGGTACAACGGGGCCGACTGGACCGACAGGAATTCAAGGACCTACTGGACCCACGGGAGCAAATGTGGGTAATACGGGTCCCACTGGACCTACTGGACTAACGGGACCTACCGGACCTACGGGGCCTACAGGTGCAACCCAGACGGGGTTTACCGGTGTAACCGGAGCTACTGGACCGACTGGATCCTTTGCAACCGGATTCACCGGAACAACTGGACCTACAGGAGTTACTGGAACGACCGGTCCGACTGGGCCGACAGGTCCAGGTATAACAGGTCCTACTGGATCTACCGGAATTACAGGTGTCACGGGTCCGACAGGACCAACAGGTGTTACGGTTACAGGTACTACGGGAATTACAGGACCTACTGGTCCGACGGGAGCAACTGGACCGAATGGACCGCCGAGTATATATACTGGACCGACGGGAACAACTGGACCTACCGGCGCAACAGGACCGACTGGATTGAGTAACATAAACTTTTTGACGGTACCTGTGTACTTTAATGGAAACTCTAGTCCGACAGATTATCCTACTTCAAACGCAAGTACAGGACTTTCAGCAGGATACCCTGTTTGGTTACAAGGATTCCAAACAACGTGGATGGGAACTGTAACGACGAATGTATCCGTTGTATCTGTATATTTCACGGATAGCAGTACCGTAACCGTTAAACTTCGACAGGACCCCGACTATGGAAACGCCCAAGTAAATGTATCATTTTACTATTCTATGTAATGTAACAATGGATCCCTTCTCGTATTCGGGTCGAAGCACTGCCGAACGTGCATTTCCTCCAGGGATTCGACTGGTGCTGGGTCCGACGGGACCTACTGGTCAAACCGGGTTGAACGGTCCCACTGCGCCGCCAGGTGTAAAGGGTATCAACAGCTATACGGGGAAAACAGGTGCAACGGGTGGAATGGGTGTGTATGGATCCGTTGGAGTTGTTGGTTCTGCTGTGGGGGCACCAATAGGTCCTACCGGTCCTTTGCGGGATGGATCAACGGGTCCGACTGGAGCAACAGGTATCACCGGTCCGATTGAAAATACGGGTTCTACGGGTGCGACGGGACCTACGGGAACTGTCACAGGCGCAACAGGAGCAACGGGTTCGCAAGATACGGGACCGACTGGATCGACGGGTAAAACTGGAGGTACAGGAACAACAGGAGCAGTTGCTCCTGCGGGTCCGATGGGAATTCCCGGTACTGCTGGACCAGCGGGACTCACTGCAGGCGCAACCGGTCCGACTGGACTGCGTGGATACACAAGTACAACAGGTATAACTGGAGCAACGGGAAGAACTGGAAGTCGAGGAACACGCACCGTGCGCGGTGTACAGGGTTCAACAGGACCTACAGCTACAAAAGGTGTCAGTTTGACAGGAGGAACCGCTTCGACAGGTCCGACATCGACTACAGGGACAACCGGACCTACCGGCAGCACTGCAAGTACCGGATCTACTGGATCAACGGGTCCACGGGGGACAGGGACAACGGGACCCACTGGACCCACCGGAACTACGGGGTCAACGGGTCCTGGTGGATTTTCAGTAACAGGTTCGATGGGCCCTTTTTTAATTACGTGGAACCCAGTTGTGTCCGGATCAATGATTGAGCAGAATCCGTATAATTTTCAATCAACATTTACATCTGTTCCGGTTTTTTCTACGATTGGGACAATCACTTCGCCTGATTCAATCGGACCGTACGATGGTGTTTCAATTAGTTTAGGCGTTTCGTATGCTGCATGGGCCTATGGTACCATACCTAACTTAACTTCTAGCAATAAGTCTGCTATTGTTAGTTTAGGGTTAAATTCCGTCGGTAGTGGCGACGGTGGTTATTATGGAAGTGTATCGTGGACTGTAGGAGTTAATTCCGATGGAAGTTTGTATGCTTTAGCAAACCCTACTTCCGGATCAAAGATTGATCACTCACCGGGAAATGTATATACTGTCTGTTTTGAACAATCTTTTTACTTGGAACCTCCAAACATCTATCATCCATCGCAGTTCGTTATAAAGCTTATCGTTGTGAGTACATGCTACTTAAATGGGCGTATATTCAGTCAAAGCACATATAGTCCACCTGGTTATAACTACAAGGGTTCACAATTTTCATTAAGTGGAGGAGTTCAGGGGAGTGGATCGGGAACTACACAAATCACGAATCTCTACTATGGAACTATACCTCCCATCTATTCGGGCGACCCACCTAATATCATAAATTTTGTGTATGGAACAGATGGCCCTACTGGAATAGTAGGGCCGCCTGCCAGTGGATCAAGCAATACAGGAAGCACCGGACCCACTGGAGTATTGCCATTTGGATCCACTGGAGTACAAGGCGGTACAGGTAAAACAGGAACTACAGGGTTTACTGGAACGACAGGAATAAGAGGACCCGTTGGTGTACAAGGTGTAACAGGTCCAACAGGTCCGGCGGGTGTAACAGGTATTGAATCAACTGGTTCGACTGGGCGCACTGGATCCACTGGACCTACCGGAAATGTCGGACCCACGGATGTAGGAGCTGGGGGACCTACTGGACCCACTGGATCATTCAATGCGGGAACAGGACCTACTGCATCGACCGGACCGACCGGAGCAGCACATGGGCCGACTGGAGCAACGGGGGTTGGACCGACTGGAGTCACTGGATCTACCGGATCAACTGGAGTAATAGGTCCTGCGTTACAAATATTGTCCCCTGTTACCGGAAACATTAGATTTTATTCAACAAGTCAATTCACGTTATTTGAATCAGCAAGCCCTTATTCGTACTATGAATCCTTCACAAGTGTTCCGGTAGCTCCCTCAGCATACAAAATATGGTTAAGCGGATATAAAACTATCCCGGACACTATTGATAATGATCCTCACGGAATTGTATCACTCTATTTCTCACCTGTTGTAAGAGGTGATACGACATTTAAATTAAATATTCGATACTATTCGAAAAATTTGACAATGGGAGGTGATGGATATTATCATTTCGCAGACAACACGCAGATTGTTGTATATTATTTTGCCCGTCCCAACTAATGAGTCTCCTCGATCAGCAAGCGTGGGGTGACCTTGTGCAGGACTTGAAGGATGCTGAAAAACCAATTCCTGCGTCCAAGACGGAAGATATGGCCCGGTCCATGCTCACCTGGATCCGCAAGTATCGATTGAAGCAACCGCAGCTGTTTCAGAAACAGCGCGGCGAAGAGTACGAAATCATGATTGCAACACTTTCCAACATCTACGGTGAAGAACCCGTGATTCGCATGGTTGAAAACGAAGCATTGTGGAAGGCAACTCTTGTTGTCGCTCGCCGATAAAAACGAATAATATAAGCGAAAACATAACAAGAGGTAAAATGGGTGACACAATCATCGGTGTTCAGTTTGGTATCGCTAATCCTGACGACATCCTGAAGCGCAGCGTGGTCGAGGTCACAACTGACAAGACATATCAATCCTCCCAGGCAGTTCCCAATGGCATGTTCGATCCTCGCTTCGGCGTGATTGAGAACGGCAAGATCTGCCCGACATGCAAGCTGTCCAACCAGTATTGCTCGGGTCACTTTGGACACATCCAGCTGTCCCGCCCGGTCTATCTGTATCAGTTCTTCGATACGGTGGAGAAGCTCTGCAACATCCTCTGTCTGACCTGCTCCAAGCCTCTGCTGGATGACGCCCACTTTGACGAGGTGACGTCGACTGGCATGGCCCGCTTCAAGGATGTGCGCGACCTGACGGCCAAGGGCAAGCGTGCCGAGTCATGTCCGCACTGCAACAGTCCTCTCTTCAAGAAGATTGCCAAGGCTGTCGGTCGTGTCGCGACTCTCGAGGGACACACGGCAGGCGTACAGAACGAGCCCGCACCGGTCCCGACTCCCCTCCAGGTGGAGCTGGTGCTCCGTGCCTTTCAGCGCATCACCGATGCCGACTGTGCGCGCATCGGATTCAGCCCTCGCTTCTCCCGCCCCGAGTGGATGATCTGCACAGTTCTTGCTGTGCCTCCGCTGACCGTCCGCCCGTCGGTCGTGATGGACGACAACCAGCGCATGGAGGACGACTTGACCCACAAGCTGGTCGACGTTCTCCGCAACAACCAGCGTCTCCGCGACAAGATTGACAAGGGCGAGTCCATCGAGACGATCGACAAGTACACTGCAATGCTGCAGTACGACGTTGCCACCTATGTGGACAATGAGATCAAGGGACTCCAACCTGCTGCCCAGCGCTCGGGCCGTCCTCTTCGTACTCTCAAGTCGCGCTTCGGTGCCAAGACCGGCCGTGTCCGCGGCAATTTGATGGGCAAGCGTGTGGACTTCTCTGCCCGCTCCGTCATTACGCCCGATGCCAACATTGAGCTGGACGAGCTCGGTGTTCCGTTCGAGATTGCGACGAACCTGACCTTCCCCGAGGTGGTGTCCATGTACAACCGCGACCGCCTGCTGGAGGCAGTTGCAAATGGTCCCGAGAAGCACCCGGGCGCCAAGTCCGTGTTTCTCAAGCAGGATAAGCGCATGGTCAGTCTGCGCTACGTGACACCCGACACGATTGATCTGCGCGACGGCGACATTGTCCACCGCCACCTGGTGGATGGCGACATTGTGCTGTTTAATCGTCAGCCGTCTCTCCACAAGGCGTCGATGATGGCGCACCGCGTTCGCGTTCTGCCGTACTCGACCTTCCGTCTCAACGTCTCCGCCACCCGTCCCTACAACGCAGACTTTGACGGTGACGAGATGAACATGCACGTGCCCCAGAGCATTGCTGCGGCCATGGAGCTGCGGTACCTCGCATCGGTTCTGCGCAACATCATCAGTCCCCGCACCAACTCGCCCATCATCCAGCTGTTTCAGGACACGATGACGGGTGCCTACCGCATCAGTCAGGAGTCGGTCCGCATTCCCGAGCACCTTGCCTTGAACATGCTGTCCAAGATCAAGCGGCAGTTCCCCCGCAAGAATCGCCCGTGGACCGGTTCCGAGCTGATTTCGGCCGCGTTCCCGCTCATGGACTTTGCTGCGGGTGGCATGAAGGTCAAGAACGGTCAGCTGACGAGCGGCGTCATTGTCAAGGGCGCAATTGGCAAGATGATTCACGTCGTCTTCAATGACTTTGGATGCGAACGTGCCGGCCAGCTCATCAACGACATGCAGAGTATCGTCACTCAGTTCAACCTGTACTATGGTTTCTCGGTGGGCACTGCGGACTTGATTGCCAACGAGGCCACGCGGACCATTGTGAACCAAAAGATGAAGGAGGGTCGTGACAAGGTGGCCCAGATTCTCACGGATGTTCATTCGGGAACCTTCCTCAACATCTCCTCCATGACGGACGGTGAGGATCTCGAGGACAAGATCTCGAGTGCGCTGAAGAAGGTTACTGCAGAGATCAACGAGGAGGTGCTCAAGTCGTTGAGTGGCGACAACCGCATTGTTCAGATGGTCAAGTCAGGTTCCAAGGGTTCTGACCAGAACATCACGCAGATGGTTGCGTTGCTTGGACAGCAGAATATCGAGGGCAAGCGTGTTCAGTATACGCTGCAGGACCGTACTCTGCCGCACTTTGCTCGCTACGACGACGGTATCGAGTCCCGCGGATTCGTCCAGAACTCCTTCGTGAATGGTCTCATGCCTGCCGAGTTCTTCTACCACGCACAGGCAGGTCGTGAGGGTCTGATTGATACCGCAGTCAAGACGTCCGACACGGGATACATCCAGCGCCGACTCATGAAGATCATGGAGGATCAGCATATCGAGTATAATGGCAGTGTGCGCAACGTCACAGGTTCCATCGTGCAGTTCTCGTACGGTGAGGATGGTATCGACACCACGTGCGTCGAGTCGCAGCCTTGCGAGCTCTCAACCATGACGATGGAGGCTGTCTATCGCATGTTTGCCTTGAGTCCTGCCGATGTCAACTCCTTCCTCAAGGAGCCTGTGGATGTCTGCCCGGATCTCGTGGACGACATTCTCGCCGACCGTGACTTGCTGGTCAAGACGGTGTTCCGCTACCGCAAGAACGGCGAGGTTCAGGCGCCGGTCCACATTGGCCGTCTGCTCGAGAAGTATGCGAATCCCTACGGCACCAAGACGGACCTGACGCCGCAGCACGTGGTTGAGGCCATTGGCGGATTCATCCAGCGCTTCCCCAAGAACCGCGTGTTTCATGCCCTGCTGCGCTACAACCTGGCGCCCAAGCAGGCCATCCTTGTGCACCGACTGACCGAGGCGCTCTTTGACGAGCTGATGCGTGACATCGAGTTCAAGTACACCAAGTCTCTCTGCCACGCGGGTGAGATGGTGGGTGCTCTTGCAGCCCAGTCCATCGGTGAGCCTACGACGCAGCTGACGCTCAACACCTTCCACTCTGCGGGTACGGTCAAGGCCAACGCAACCTCCGGTGTGCCCCGCATTGAGGAGCTGCTCTCTGCCTCTGCAAATCCGAAGCGTCCCGGCAATACCGCATATCTGCTCGGAATGGTCACGCAGAAGGAGGCCATTGCCAAGAAGAAGGAGATCCAGCGCACCACGATCCGCGACATTACGCGCTCCTTCAAGATCTACTACGACCCGTACCCGCTGTCGACCTCGACGGTTGTCGATGCGGACCGGGATTTGCTGGAGGCATACAATGAGTTTGATGGAGACGATGGAGATTGCGCGTCCCGCTGGATTGTGCGCATCGTCCTGAACGAAGCCGAGATGGTGTCCCGCAAGGTGATGGACATGACGGAGATTGCCACCAAGCTGCACGCCAATGCGTCGCTCAAGATGGTGCGCTGCGTCGCGGGCATGGAGGGCGAGGTGGGCGATGGCAAGCCTAAGAACCTGGTGCTGCGTCTCGCATTTGACGAGGTCATCAAGAATCCCAATCAGCTCCGGTATCTCGAGGAAAAGATCCTGGACACGCCGCTGACGGGTCTGGACGATATTGGTCGCGTACACATCCGCACGGTCAAGAACGAGCTCATCCTTGACGAGACGGTGGGTGGATACGTGTGCAAGGAGCAGTATGTGCTGGATGTGGAGGGCACCAATCTCCACGAGCTGATGATGTTCCCCGGTGTGGACCCGACTCGCTCCTTCTCCAACGACATTCACGAGATCAACGATGTGTTTGGCATCGAGGCTGCGCGTCTTGCCCTCTTTGAGGAGTTGTCCGAGGTCTTTGTGAATGAAAAGGTGAACTACCACCACTTGTCGGTGCTGATTGACAGCATGACCTTTAGCGGCCGCATCGTGCCAGTCAGCCGCTTCGGTATGGGCAAGACGGATTCCGGTGTCCTTGCCAAGTCGTCCTTCGAGGAGACATCCAAGATCATGTTTAATGCCGCCATGGGAGCCGAGTTCGACCCGATGCGTGGTGTGTCGGCCAACATCATGTTTGGCCAGAAGCCGCCATGCGGTACGGGTTTCGTGGATGTGCTCGTGGACGAGATGCGCCTGCCCGAGGGACCTGAGATCCTCGACGACCCGATGCCCGAGATTCTCAAGCAGACCAACAAGGAGATTGCAGAGACGGCTCCTTCCGAGTGCCGCATGGAGGACATTCTCATGTCCTGGTAATTATAGCTCCGGACCGCCTTCCATCCTGGCGGCATGAAACACAATGTATATGAATGCAATCAGTGTCAACAAATCGCAAGCCCCCAGTTCCATCTGCTTATTGAAAATCGCACATAAGAACAATGGCAAACTTGACTCATCCCGAGTTGAAGGAAATAACGAATCCTGTACTTCCCATCGCATCGCTTGAGAATCTGAAGACGATGCGAGAGGACTTGTGCGCAAGCAACAAGGAGTTTTCACTCCAAAGTCACCAAGTTTTTTTACGTCGTGTCTTGTCTCCCGACTCGCCGGTCCGCAACTTGCTGATGGTTCACGGCACGGGTGTCGGCAAGACCTGTTCCGCGATCCAGATTGCCGAGGAATACATCTTGCGCCCCGAGTACCAGGACAAGAAGGTCTTGGTCATTGCGAACCCAGCCGTCCAAGCAAACTTCCATACGGAGATTTTCGATATTGACCGTGTCAAGATGGATGCCGGTATTCTGTCGAGTCCCCAGTGCACGGGACGCAGATACTTGGATGTGTTGCTGCGCGCAGACAGCGATCCCGACGACTGGCGTGGAAACCGTGCAGGGCTTGCCAAGCTGGCAACGACCGTGATTGACGAGTTTTACGAATTCATGGGATACATTTCCCTCGGAAAGTACATCAAGGATCACGCCAACGACGAAGACTGGATTCACCGCACGTTCGACAACCGTTTGCTGCTCATTGACGAGGCGCACAACATTCGTCTGTCGGGCACGGAAGGCGGCAAGGAAATCACGCAGGGACTCGAGCTGCTGGTCAAGACAGCCAAGAATCTGGTTTTGGTACTCATGACAGCCACGCCCATGTACGACAACTTTGAGGAAATCATTTATTTCAAAACTTTGTTTGGGTGGAACGATCGCACACTTGCATTCAGCAAAACGTTCAAAGTTTCCGATTATTTCGACAAGGATGCTGTGATCCGGCCGGACACCGAGCAAGAGTTCCGTGACTGGATCCAAAACCATGTTTCGTTCGTCAAGGGCGAGAATCCGTTCACATTCCCGTTCCGTCTGCCGGCTCGCGATGTGGCTCCCAAGGACAGAACCACGGGATTCTTGGGCAACGCGCTGTCTGCAGAGGATCAGATGAAGTACTTGTGGGTTGTTGCCAGTGAGGCCCAGGGTGGACAACTGAAAGCTCTGCAGGGTGAAAAGGTGGATGAAGCCGATGAGCTGGAGAAGCGTGAGGCACTGATGCTGCCCACCATCTGCGTTCTTCCTGGAAACAAATCCTTTGAAGAATCGTTCCAGGCGTCGGGAGAGGACCAGTTCCGCTATCGCGATCCCACGAAACCGTTTTTAGGTCCCGAGGGGCTTGAATCAGTTTCTGCCAAGTTTGCAAGTGTCATTGAACGCATCAAGGATTCCAAGGGTGTCGTGATGGTGTATTGCAACTACGTCAAGATGGGCGCTCGGTTGTTTGCGATTGCGCTGGAAGAGCATGGGTTCCGTTCGGTGACGGGCAAGCCGTTGTTAAAGACGGACCGACCTGCAGGAGAATCCCAGGGAAACTACGTGCTTCTTTCTTCGGCATCCAGTGTCGAGGCAACCGAAGCGGCGTTGCGCAAGGCTCGCGGTCCCGACAATGTGGAAGGAGACGCAATCCGTGTCATCATCACTACGCCGCGTATTTCAGAGGGTGTGAACTTCAAGTACATTCGCCAAATCCACATTTTGGACCCGTGGTGGAACATGAGTCGTATCGAGCAGGTGATTGGACGCGGTTTGCGTACATGCAGCCACTCGGCTCTTCCATTCGAGGAGCAAAACTGTACCGTGTATCTCCATGTGGTGCGCACGCCGGACAAGCGGGAATGCTTTGACGAGTACACGTATCGCACAAAGGTGGTTGAGAAGGCCATCAAGATTGCGCGTGTTCGTACCTTGTTGGCGGAATCTGCAATGGATTGCCCCGTGCAAACTACACTCAACAATCTGGATCGGGCATGGAAGGAGCTGCCGGTTCCGCAAGTTCGATCCGAGGACAATGAAGAAGTTGGGTATCCGTTGGGCAAGATGTTGGCACCCACGTTTATGGACGATATTGCGTTGGCTTGCCGCGTCAAGGATTCGCAAGTGGACAAGGAGCATGTGCGTCCCTTCTCCACGTACATTGACACGCGTGATGAGATGCTGAACAAGTTGAGCAAGATGTTCTTTGACAAGCCGATCTGGACCCGTGAGAATCTGTTTCAGACATTGAAGTTGCCGCAGGATGTGATTGTGTTTACGTTGCAGAATGCCATCCGTAATGGATTCAAGTTCAAGGATGCGTTCGGTCGGCCGAGTTTGCTGGAGTCGCGGGGAGACACGTATGCGCTGTCGCCGATCGGGTACAATTCCAAGACGTTGGTGGAGAGAACAACACTCCCTCCCAATCAAAAGACGGTTGGATTGTCGGCAGAAACAGTTGAAACAGTCGTGAAAGAAACTGCGGTCGTCGACCTGGATCAGCTCCTGACAACGCATGATTTCGGAATCCCCGAGATCAAAAACCAGTTTTCCGACAATGTGCTGAAGGGATATCTGTTTGACAGGTTGCCTGCCGAGCAAAAGCACGCGTATCTCCGTTCTGGAAAACCCGTCATGTTCCGCGATCGGTTGGTGGTTCCTGGAACGGATATCTTGGTATTGGGTGCAGGAAAGTACGAGCCTCCCGAGGAGCCTGTTGGCGAAGATCGCACCAAGGTCTTGAAGTGGATCGACACCTTGCGTGCCAACAACACGCGAGCGTTTGCCACCTATTCCGAGAACAAGTTCAAGTTGAGCAAGTTTGCAATCAAGGACGATGTATTGGAGAGATTGGCGGGACGTCGCGATGTGCCCCTGACGTGCGGCACGGGAGCCCACACGAAGGATGCAATGCAAAAGCTGGCCGAGTTCCTGGGAACCAAGATTCCAGATTCTGCTCTCAAAAACAAGACAACCTGGTGCACGTACACGGAGTTACTGATCCGCAAGGACCAAGAAAGTGCTTCGCCCAAAATGGCGTGGTATACTCCTGAAGAAATCGATGTCTTGTCGGCAAAGGAATAAAAAGGGAAAGTTGGTCATTAAATAACGAGAAGGGACAATGGATCCTTTGTTTGAGCGTCGCGAGTTGATGCGCACTGTGCACATTACCGCCCCCAACATTCAGCGCAATATTCAGGTCAGTTTGCTCTCGCAGCTCCGCATGAAGCACGAGGGCATTTGCTTGCCCGAGGGATATGTTCGTGACCAGAGTATTACAGTTGTGGACTACTCGTTGGGTCGCGTGAATCTCATCAAGGGCGGGCTGGATTATACGGTCAAGTTCCAGGCGGACATGTGTATGCCGCACGCGGGTCAGGTATTCAAGGCCACCGTCATGCTGAAGAGCAAGATTGGTCTCCACGCAGAGACGGCTCCGCTCAAGGTGCTTCTGCCGCGTGACCTTCACTTGGGCAACGAGATGTTTGAGAGTGTGCAGGAGAAGCAGGAGGTGGAGTTTGAGATTGTGGGTGCGCGGTTCCAGCAGGGAGACGACTCGATCGTTGTGCTCGGAAGTCTGCGGTCTGCTGTTCTGAATGACACGACAGTTCCCAAGGAGATTACAGATCTGCCTTCAAATGCGGGAGAGGCGGCCGATCTGACACAGGCGGAGACGGGACGCAAGAAGGTGACGGTTGCAGCCGAGCACACACGCGAAAAGAAGAAGAAGAGCATCAAGCCGTCAGGCAATACTGCGGTTGCTCCCGACATCTAAAACACCTGCTACACATAATGAATCGCGCACGCAAGGAACGTATGCGCGAGCAAATGGACGGGCTCGACATGTACGAGCACCAACAGCTTTTTCGCGTGATTTCGAGCTATACGACAAACGTCACCAAGACCCAGACGGGCGTCCTGGTGTCGTCCGAGTCGTTGTCGGATGCGTGCTTGCTGGAGATGGAGAAGCTCATCCAGTTCTTTTTAGATCAGCGGAAGTTTATGGATGTCGATGAAGTGAAGCGGAAGAGTTTTGTGAAAAACGGACAAACCTAATCCAACGAAAGTATAATGGCATCGGAAATGCTCCCCTCTACTGTTCGGGACTATTTCAAACTCGCATCCAACGACTCCAAACTCGAACTCGAATGCAAACTCCTTGCCGGTGAGATTACCACCAAGGACGCTGCCGATCGCATCATCAAGTCGCTTCCCGCACAATTCAAGGAGGAGAACTATGCGACCTTCACGTATGCGGACGGCATCCGCGTCGTCGTGAACGGTGCCGCCAACATTCACAAGGTGTGTATCAGCAACAGTTTCCGCGGCGTCCCCGTCCATGTCCAGAAGAAGACGCGGCACGCCAAGGGCGATCTCGAGCTGCCCGAGTACAATCTCAAGTTCACTCTGCGCGAGGAGCAGGATGTGCGTCGCGACTTTACGGGCGCTCCCATGGATCCCATGTCGCACGTGCGCATCATTCTGCGTCGCACCTGGCTGGTCGGCCACCTGCAGGTGGACTTCTCGCTGGTCAAGTCCAAGACTCGTCAGATGAAGACCTTCTCGGAGATTCTCAAGCAGACGCCGTCGTACGAGCTGGAGCTGGAGCTGGTGGACCGCAAGGCTGCGATTGACGATCTGATGGTCTCCTTCGAGCGGACGATCCGGACCATCTTGTCGGCCTTCCAGCAGACGTCCTTCATCCTGCCCAAGTCGGACACCAAGCGGTACAATGACGAGTTTGCTGTGCGCGGCATCAAGTTCGTCAATCCCGTCACGCTCGAGCGCCGCCACCTTCGCCAGGACCGTGCACACAACATCCTCAAGGGATACACGGTCACCAACAAGGCGGACGGCGAGCGGTGCATGCTGACAGTCATGCGGGACAAGCGCGTCATTCTCATCCGCTCAACAGGAATCGTCAGCTGGACGGGCTTCACGGCGAGCAAGGACGTACACGTGGGCGACACGTTTGACGGAGAATATCTGTCGGGTCTCAACCTGTTCTGCATCTTTGACACCTATGCCTTCCGCGGCAAGGATGTTCGGATGCTGCCGCTCATGACGACGGACGAGGATATTGCTGCGCGTCCTACCTTCTCTCGTCTCGGATGTGCGCGCGAGTTCCTCAAGGACTGGGCGCTGGACTTTGCTCTGTCCGCCACGGGCAACCGCATGTTCCGCATCGAGAGCAAGATGTTCCTGGCGGGTGACGGCACTGCAATGGAGGAGTGCGTCGCCAAGATCATGAGCACCAAGTTCGAGTACGAGACGGACGGCCTCATCTTCACGCCGCGGTCATCGCCGGTTGCTCCGCCTGCGGATCGCAGGAACAACACGTGGTTGCGCGTATACAAGTGGAAGCCTGCTGACCAAAACAGCATAGACTTTATGGTTCGCTACAATCCGGGCGAGTCGTACGATCCTGTTCTCTCGTCGCGCGTCTTCAAGGGCATGCTGTTTGTGTCGCGCAGCCGTAACTCGGACATTATCTATCCCTGCGAGACCATGACGGGCGAGTACGTGCCTCCCACAGTTCCGGTCGATGTGCAGCGGATGTCGGAACTGCAGGACCGTGCTCCGTCTGCGTTCCAGCCGTCGGTTCCTCGGGCTCCCAACGCCAACGAGATTCTGATTCCGCTGAATGCCCAGGGTGTGCCCGTGGACAGGAACGGGACTCGCGTGGAGGACAATACCATCATCGAGTGCTCGTACGATACGGACAAGGGTCGGTGGGTGATTCTGCGGACTCGTTATGACAAGACGTACAAGCTGCGCAAGGGTGACCCGCAGTACGGTCAGGACTCTGCAGTTGCCAACGCCATATGGACGACGATTCACGTGCCCATCACGGAGGAGATGATTCGCACATGTGCATCGATTCCGCCGGACGACACGTTCGAGGACGAGCAGTACTATCGCGACGATCTTCGTCACAAGGACCGTGCAAACAAGGACACGAGTTCCTTCCACAACAAGATCAAGTCCGAGCTGTACCGCAAGGTTGTGAAGCAGGGCAACACCTTGCTGGAGATTGCCATGGGGCGTGGCGGAGATCTTCACAAGTGGAAGAACTCGCAGCCGTCGCGTGTCGTGGGATTCGACTTGAGCCAGTCCAATCTGGATGCGCCGGGTCAGGGAGCCTGTGTGCGCTACCTGAAGGAGAAGCGGGACAATCCGATGGACCGCCTGCCTCCCGCGCTCTTCATCAAGGGCGACATGACGACCGACATGTTTGCACAGGACAACCGGTATGTGCGCATCCTGAATGGCGAGGACTCGGCACCGACCAAGTATTTGGAGCAGTTTGCGGGGCTGAACAAGTTTGACGACATCTCGTGTCAGTTTGCCATCCATTATGCGTGCACATCCGAGGAGACGTTCCGCATCTTTGCCAAGACACTGCAGGACCACGGCAAGGGTCACTTCTTCGGAACGTGTTTGGACGGAGCTGCAGTCTATGCCTTCCTTCTCGCCAAGAAGAACCACGTCTTCCGGGTCAACGGCCAGATTGTGGGCGAGTTTACGAAGGAGTACGAGGATTCCGAGGGATGGCAGGAGGAGTTTGGGCAGACGATCCGGGTATTGCTGGAGACGTTCGAGACACCTGTCAAGGAAGCGCTTGTTCCCTTCGGCAAGGTCACGGAGATTCTCAAGGAGTTTGGATACGAGCTGGAGACGAGTGCCTTGTTCTCGGAGTGGTATGCGGAAATGTCGGCTGCACTGACGCCCGAGCAGCAGGAGTATTCGTTCCTCCACCGGTCCTTCGTGTTCCGCCGTGTCGCAGATGCAGTGCCGGAAGAGAAGGCAAAGGAGGAAGAGGCGCAGGAGATTGCGGATATGCCGGTCACAGAGGAGGCGGCAGTGGCAGTCAAGGTCAAGAAGCCGCGCAAGAAGATCGAGAAGGCTGCTGCGGTCGTGGAGCCTGCTGTGCAGCCCATCTTCTTCAACCTGGCGGACGAGTCGAGTGGCGAGTACAAGTTCTTGAGTATCGAGTACCGGGCGCCGTTTGAGGTGAACGACATTACATATCCGTCGGTGCTGCATTACCTGGCCTGGTCCAAGGCGACGCAGTTTGGAGACACGGCGACAGCGGACAAGATTTTGAATCCAAAGGCGGCAGACAAGCCCAAGACGATCAAGACGCTGATGGAGGGTGTCAAGGATGCCAACGAGGCCGAGTGGGATGCCAAGAAGGACGAGGTGATGGCACGCGGTCTTCGTGCCAAGTTTGTGAATCCCAACAACAAGGAGATTCTCGCCAAGCTGATTGCAACCAAGAACAGGCCGCTTGCTCTGGCGAATCCTCGCGACAAGTACTGGAGCATCGGCACATCGCCGGATACGGACATTGCAAAGAATCCTGCCAAGTGGAAGGGCGCCAACAAGCTGGGTAAGTTGCTGGAGGCGGTGCGCAAGGAGTTCACGCCCGCGCCGGAGGTGGTCGAGGTAGAGTGATTTAAAGCAGAACCCCAACAAAAGAGTAGGCAACAACCTCATCTCCCATATGGTCTAGCGGTTAGGATACCCGGTTTTCACCCGGGCGGCCCGGGATCGACCCCCGGTATGGGAAAATTAGCGGTATAGTGCAGCGGTCAGCACACGAGGCTTTGACCCTCGTAACCTTGGTTCGACCCCAAGTACCGCTACCAACAACCATAATTCAGTGGTAGAATAACAGATTTCCAATCTGTCTACGCGGGTTCGATTCCCGCTGGTTGTATTTTACCGCATTAACTCAGATGGTAGAGTGTAGGCCTTTTAAGCCTAACGTCGCGGGTTCGAACCCCGCATGCGGTATGATAATAAATCGGCGAAAACGGAAAATGAAACTTTCAGAGAAAAAGACAGTACACACGCAACAATGAACTCTACCAACATGAACATCATCTCGAAGGACACTGTCATCACGGGCGCGGCGAACCCCTACTACGGCATCGTTGCCGGTCTGCACATCCCCGCTGTCTGCATGGCGTGGGACGACACGCAGACGGGTTGGATTACTGTCAAGCGCAAGGTGCATCGCAAGAAGGTTCGCACCCAGGCGCAGCTGGAGGTGGACGCGGACATCAACAACTGGGAGGACGTGGACCACTACGGTCGCGCAACGTACGTCCACAACGACAGTACACAGGCGTTCGAGCACAACGGTGCGCTGTTCGACATCGGCAGCCGCTTCTAGAGTGGCAAAGCAAGACAAGACCAAGACAACACAACCAATTTTTTACTTCTGTAGCGTAGTGGATAGCGCGTCTGCCTTCTAAGCAGAAGATCGTGAGTTCGACCCTCACCAGAAGTAGTACTGCGTGGATGGCCGAGTGGTCAAGGCGAGGGTCTTAAGAACCCTTGGAGAAATCCGCGTGGGTTCGAACCCCACTCTACGCAACCTTCCGCACACATAGCTCAGTGGCAGAGCACCCGTCTTATGAGCGGGTGGTCGCGAGTTCGATCCTCGCTTTGTGCACCAAACAAGAATGTCCGAGTGGTTAAGGAGACGGTCTCAAGATCCGTTGGCGCAAGCCGCAGGGGTTCGAATCCCCTTTCTTGTACAGCTTTTTTAGCTCAGTGGTAGAGCACCTGCTTTGTAAGCAGTAGGTCGACGGTTCAATCCCGTCAAAAAGCATCTTATGAACGGAAACCCGTTTTAAGATGCAAACTGCTTGTAGTAGTCCTCGTAACTCATGGTCGGCGCCTGGACCGGCGTGGTCGACTGGGGGACGAATCGGTCAAACAGCTTCTTGCCAACGAGAGCGGATGCCTCCTCGGGCGTGATTTGACCCTTTTCAATCTTGCGCTTCAGAGCAAGCATTTCAAAAAAGGTAGAGTCCATCCGGTCCTCGGCGTGCATCTGCCAGAGCGACGGGTAATTGAAATAAAGGACCTCATTCTCCTGCTTGAGCTTCTCGAGGTAGGCACCACGCTCCAGATGGCGCCACTTCTTCTTGGAATGGTCCATGTTGTGGACATGCGCCTGGAGCTGGGTTGCAGTGAGATCAACGCTGGTGATTCCACGCTCACCTTCTGCGACTTCCTCGGGAGTGAGTTCACGTGCGGACTGCGGCATTATTATGAACAGGGATACTCTGTATAAGCGGATTCAACGCGTCCATGAGACGACAGCACTCGTCATGTGTCGTCATTCCGGTCAGGATGATGTTGCCGGTGCGAAACACCTTGGCAATCCACTTGACTTCTGGGAAGTAGATCTTGACTGCTGGATACACGGACGGCTCGTACTCGGTCCGCACCCCCTTTGCCCGCAAACTCGTGTAGAGTGTATCGCGCGACAGATTGTCTGTATTCGTCAGGCGTGTCTTGTAGTTCATAAGAACCACGCGACGCTGCTTGAGCTCCCACGTTCCCGAGACAATGCACTCGGGGCACGTGGTCTTGATGTGGTTCTCGAGAAAGGCCATGATGGATCGGTCATACCGCTCGTCCAGAACGCCAGTGATGTGGAACACCCCGTTCTGGAAGATCTTGGTCGTAATCTCCTTCTTGAGGAGCTGGCCGCCGCCGTCGTTCAATGCAACGAGTGTAATGGAATTGTGACCAAACCCGGTCGTGCGCTTTGGAGCCGCCTTCTTGTTGCGCCGCTTGATGAGGTTCTTCTTGCTCGACCCGCGAGGAGGCGATCCCTGCTTCTCAATCTTAATGAGCTCCTCCGTCAGCGGGAGACTTTCCAGCATCTTGTTTGTGTCGATCTTGATGTCCAGCGTGTAGAGCACCACCATTGTCGTGAGAATTGCAGAGTCCATTTTGAGACTTGTTCGTGTAAATGAAAGAGAGTTCGTTTTTCCACGATTGGGAAAAACTAAAGGGATGGCGCGTTATGATGTGACATTCAAACTTGCGAAGAACCTTGCGCATTCGCGTCTCCTCGCATGGATTCAGCATCCATCCTTCAAGATAGCCAAACCAAAGGGTTGCTGTCTTGTGATGGTCGTGGATAGATGTGGCAATGTCGACTACCTTGTCCAAGGGTTCCGACGACAAGTCAATACATCCTGCTGGTTTGGGTGCTCGATAACAATAGAGGATCAACATTGTAGTAAGTAAAAAGGAATTGCTGTAAACACTACGCATTCGGCTCCAGCGTATGCGGGAACTGACGCGCACTCTTGATACCCACCACGACACCGTTGGCGTTCGGCGCAGCAAGGTCCGACGTCTTGATGGCGCAGTTGCACGGGGCAGCAAACTGGATTTTAGTATATCCATAGATGCCGCCGCAGGTCGGGCAGTTGGCCGTCGCATAGCCACGCTGGTACGCATTCTTCTGGGCCTGGATGAGAGACAACTGGGGATCTGCTGCCAGTCTGTCATTGTACTCGGGAAGAGTCGTGTTGGTCATGCACACTTCACGCGTCAGCTGTGCGCCGTACTTCTTGACCTTGTTCAGGGCATCCACACCCTCGATGGTCGCAACTGCCTGGCCCGATGTATACGCGGCATACGCCGAGGCATCCTTGACGTACTGCGCCTTGCCCTTGTAGTAGACCGTACCATTGGCCGGGGTTGTGGACGGAGCATTCAGGGATCCGGCGCACACGGTCGCAGGCGCAGTATTAAAAAGAACGGCACCGGCCGCCATCTGCCGGATAATTGCAGTCTGGTGTCCCGCATCGCGGTGGGGGCGCACATCCAGAATCTGGGTCACACGCTGTTTCTGACGGTTCAGGTATTCGCTATACGACGACATGATTGTCTTTGTTGCGAGATTAAACTCCGGCATGAGTGAACAGCTTCACGCGACAGCACTCACGTGTGAGGCCCAGTGCATTAAGAGCACGACCCTCGGCCTGGGGCGACTTCATGTCGGATGTCAGGTACATGATGTCGCCCTTCTCCGCACGACCGTCCTCCTTCCGGCCCTCCTTCACCAGCTCCAGAAACTTGAGCCACTTGCCTGCGAGAGGGAGATTGCATGTGTAGCAGCGCATAGGAATAGGGAAATCCATTTGACTTCCTCTTGTTTCTAACAAGTGTATCCGTTTTTCTGGCACCAAACACAATGAAGCGCCAGTGGATTCTTGTTGGATATGCTCTGTTAGCACTGTTGCTGTTTGTCGCCCTGTTTTCCGTCTCCACCGGAACCTTTGGAACCAAACTGGAATCCGATATTTCGCGCTTCCAGCCTGGCAGTGTGGACATTGATGTTGCAATGAAGACGTTGGTCCGTGACCCGCCCCGCATGCTGGCACCGCCGGAACCGAAAAAGGTAACGCTGCTGTACCCGCCGTCTACATCGGACTTGGAGAAATTGTCGGGTCCTCAATAAATTTACCAAATGAGTTCGAGCTCCTGTGCGCTCCAGTACTCGGACAATCCGCTCGGCAACTGACGACGAATCAAGTACGGCAACTTGCGCTGCTCAATCTCGCGCCTCACCACACGATCCAAGAACCTCGGATCGCTTGTACGGAGTCCATCCAGACTCACAAGCGGCTTCGATCCCTCTGCAATCTGCTGTGCGCGTGCAGACATCAAGACGACAAATTCATACTTTGTAAAGAAGGGCATTGTGATACGCGGCTGCTTGAGCGCATCATTCACCTCGTTGCGAAAGATCGGTTTGACTTCAGGGTGGAGGTCCATACTATTTCTTCACCTTACTTTTCTTTCGTCCGTTTTAACAATGCCCATTCTCAAAGGAGCCGCATCGGAAAACACTGCGTTTGTCAAAGCAAATGCCATCGCACGTCCTGCGGGAACGCCTGCGCCCAAAGTTGTCGCATCGAGCGTCACGACAACAGTAGGCAAGGCTGCTGCGGTTGCTACTGTTATCCTGGCAAGTCGTGTTGCCGCGGTGGTTGCTCCCCAGACAACGGTTGTCGTACAGGCAGCAGCAAAGTCTTCTAGCAAATCAAATCGTAGTTAAAAGAAAATGCAGACAATCCCTGCTTCTTCTTATACCGAGTACATCAAACTCAAGGCTGCGAATGCCGCATACCAGAACGGAAAAGTGCCTGTTCCCAACAACACGTCGCCGGGCGCCCAGCCTGCCGCACGCTTCTCGGTCCTCAATGCAAAATTGTTGGCATCCGAGGTTGGCGCTCGCGTGACACCTGCCGTCACCACGCTCCAGCTGAATCAGGGCCATACTGCTCGCGTGCGCCCCTTTTCAATTCCTGCCGGAAACAACCCGAACAATCTTTCAAAGATCACGTGGACATCGCCTTTCTAGGACTTGGCACCGTTTGCGCTCTGCTTCCACATACTGTCACACACTGCACACTGATACATCCAGACGACATTGATGGCATCCAACTTGACGCCGACAATGTCCGACTCCTTTCCACGGGTTGCGCATGCCCGATTGGGGCACACCATGGTCGAGAACCGCGGAAGAGTCATGTCGTACTTGAGGTACGGATTGATACTCAACTGAACCGACGTGTCGACGTCAAAGTTGCGCTCGTAGACCACAGGGTTCTCCTTGGTCACCGACTCCTCGTAGGTGCACTCCGTCTTGCGGCACTTGATGACCATGCCGCCATCCTTCTCAACCATATCGTACAGGAAATTGTCACAGAGTTTGCAGAACTTCATTTGTTATTCTTTCCCATCGACTTGTTTGCATTCGTTTTTAGTGCGGTTTCCGACATGATGCGTGCATGGCGTGCTGAATACACATCCGACTTCTTCTCCTTCTTGGTCTTTTTGGTTTCGCGGCGAGTCTTGGGAGGATCCATTGTAGTTTCTTTTACTTGCTACAAAAGTTTCTGTTTTCTCCGGGTCTTTCTCCGTCCTCCGACCGGCGGCTGCCAGATAATATCACCGTCTTGCGCCTCAACGAACCCACGTGCTGTGTAATATGCAGTTGAGCCAGGCATAGGATGCAATGTGATGGAACGCATACCGACAGGCTTTGTCTTGATATAGTCCTTGACCCGGTCGAGTAGCCACATGCCTGCCCCCGGAGACACCGAGCAAAGATACGCGACATAAAACGTTCCAGCCATTTTATCCCCCATTAGCACCGCTTGGTACACGCCATTCTCTGCCTTGATGAGAACGTCGGTCGGGCGATCGTATTTCAAGCTCCACACAATCCCGTGGGTAAGATCCGTTCCTACCGGATTGCATAGGTTGGTTCCCGCCTCCTCCAAGTAATTCCCAAGTCTCTGAATCTGCCGTTTGTCGGTGACCCACCCCGATTTCAAGGTCCCATCCGGGGAAAAAACAGCATTTGCGGCACCCCGAGTGACCACGACCATTACAGCTTACATGGATTTTGTTCAGGAAACTCAATGGACTACCTCCGTCAAGTAATTATACCGTTTTTCGTTGGGTACGTTGTCTACCGTATTGTCCGAGATGCTATCCGATTGCATACATAAAAACGAAAAGGGGGGAAATCAGGAAGAAAAAAAGGTAAAATGGCATTCCTCCACTCGTATCTTCGCGAGAATGCATCCGGAATGCAGCACACTGACACTCACCAGGTTTGGTCAATTCCCATCAAGGCATTCAACAACATTCCTATCCAGCGCTGGAAGTACAATCGTCCGCCGGATATGGACCGCGTTGCCGAGATTCGCGAGCATCATCTCAAATCCAAGCGGATGGACGGCATCCTGTTTCTCGCACAGATTGATTCGGGCATCGTTTGCTACGAGTCGAATCATCGTCGTGAAGCACTGAAGGGCCTGGACGATATGGCAGATGTGCTGGTGGACATCATGTTCAACGCTACGGACGAGCAGGTCAAGCAGGAGTTTCTGCGGCTCAACAAGGCAGTCTCTGTCCCGGAACTGTACGTGTTGGAGGAAACTACCGATGTCAAGGCCGAGGATCTCGTAGCTTGCGTGCGTGCATTCTGTACGACCTACGCAAGTCTCAAGGTCACAACCGGTCGTCCCCAGCGTCCCAACTTCAACGAGAGTCTCCTCACGGACGACTTTCTGAACATTACACGCACACACAAGATCGGTGTTGCTGAACTCGCACGTCGCATGAATGCACTGAACGAGCGATGGGCAACCGAGCGGGACCGTTCCAAGTTGACCGACAAGGTCATTGCAAAGTGCAACAAGGCAAACCTGTGGCTGTTTGCATGGAATGGCCGCCTGGACCCGAATGACTTTGCCTAGTAGCAGTTCTTATACGGGCGACAGCTTGCACGTTGAGTGAATCCCATACGGCGGCACGGGGTCTTCTTGCAGTACTTGCGTGTCATGAACCGGCCGCCCTTCAATCCCCTCTCCTTCAGTTCCTTCTTCTGGGACAGAAGCTCCTTTTTTAACGCCTTCTTCGTCGGATGAGCAAGAACCTTGAACAAATGATGATGCTCCCTCAAATAATCCTTGCGACGCATCGTGATGACGTTCCGCGGCATTTTGTTACTATGCGAAGGTTTGTGTTCGGATGATATGGTGCGTTAAAAACGGACGTTCGCCCGCCAAAAAAGAGTCGAGGCAATTAACATGTCTCGCTTCCTCCAGTTTCTCAACGGCACCGGTAATGCAGCCGACAGCGGAAAGAAGCGCGACGGACGGAAGGCGGAGAAGGGGTCGGGGCTCGACACACACAACTTCATGACGGGCGGTTCTTACCAAATTGACCCCGAGGAAATGCCCGAGTTCTACAAGTTGTATTGCGACCATCTTCGCCAGTTTGGACCTCTTACACTGACCGAGAAGGGTAGTCGCATTGGATCTCTCCGCGTGGATCTCGATCTGATTTACTCTGGGCAAGTTTCCGACCACAAGCACACTCGTGAGCAGACCGTTGCATTCGTCAAGGCATACATGGCAGAGGTCCAGAAGTATCTCATCATCAAGGACAACGTCGAGGTCTACGTCCTCGAGAAGGAGTACCCGGTCTACGAGAAGCAGAAGAACCGCTCCAAGTCGGGCATTCACATCATGGTCCCGTCCCTCAAGACGGACCGGCATGTCGAGGAGGCAGTCCGCCATTCTCTTCTCAAGAAGATGGAGTCCTTCTTCCCGGACCTCGGTCTTGCCGAGGACTGGCGCAAGGTCTACGATCCGGCTCCTCTGACACATACGTCCAACTGGACCATGCTCGGTTCCAAGAAGGATGGCGGTCTGCCGTACGAGTTCAAGTACATTGTCGACTGGGATCCGACGGACGGCGAGGTCGGGATTGACGACGAGGTTCCGCTGACACTCACGCCGGAGCTGGTGGCAAAGTTCTCGATCCGCTCTTCAGCCATCGATGAGACTCTGCAGACCGACTTTGCCAGGGAGCAGCTGCGCCAGAGCGAGGATACTCCTCGCATCTCGGGCGGTCGTGCCGTGTCTGCCCCTCGTGGCCGTCCTACTTCGCGTGGCGCTCCGGGCGGTGGTGGCGCAGACTCGCGTGGCTCCTCGCCGACCCGTGCCGTCATGCAGCAGCCGCTCACGGATGTGCAGAAGAAGTACTACGAGGCGCACACGATGAATCTTGCAGATACCCGCTACACTGATTATCAGACGTGGATCAACGTGGGCATTTGCTTGAAGAACATCCATCCGGATCTCGAGGATGTGTTTCTCGAGTTCTCGCAACAGTACGAGAAGTTTGACCGCCGCGAGACCAATGCCAAGTGGGATTCCTTCGGGTTCCGCAATGATGGCGAGAAGCTGGGTGTTGGCAGTCTCCGTGCCTGGTCGCGTCAGGACAATCCCGACAAGTACACCGAGATTGAAAAGTCCAACACTGGCAGTCTGATGCGCACTGCTGCCGAGACGCAGACCGAGTACGATGTTGCCGAGGTGGTGTATTCGCTGTACCGCGACGAGTACAAGTGCGCCCGTGCGAGTTCCTCGGCATGGTATCGCTTCGTTGGACACACGTGGAAGGAGACGGACAAGGGTATCAGCCTGCAGTGCAAGCTGTCGGGTGATCTCGTCAAGGTGTTCTATCGCCAGGTGTCTAGCATTTCCGACCGTCTTGCCGAGATGGATCCTTGTACGGCAGACAAGAAGCTCACGCCGGACTGCTTCTGCGACAGGTGCAGGGAGGAGAAGGTCCTTGCCGGATACAACGCGCTGATCAACAAGCTGAAGACGGTGCGATTCACGGAGAACGTGATGAAGATGGCGCGACTCGTGTTTCTCGATGAGGAGTTTGCCGAGAAGCTGGACGAGAACAAGAACCTGATTGCATTCCGCAATGGCGTGTTTGACATGACGAACTACACGTTCCGTCCTGGCAAGGCGGAGGACTACCTGTCCTTCTGCACAAACATGGATTACGACGACCACATGCCGTACTACCAGCATCCTTGCTGGTCCGAGATGGACAAGTTCATTCGCGATGTGCTGCCGGACGGCGAGGTGCGGGCGTACTTCATGTCCTACCTGTCGAACTGTCTCAACGGCAACCACTCTGCCCAGAAGTTTCACATTCTCACGGGCTCTGGATCCAACGGCAAGTCCATGCTTATGAACCTGATGCGCACCGCGCTGGGCGACTATGCGTGCACGGTGCCGATCTCGCTTCTGACGCAGGCTCGTAACAAGTCGTCGGCCGCTGCGCCGGAGATGGTCCGCACCAAGGGCCGTCGCTTCGTGACGATGCAGGAGCCGGACGAGCAGTGCAACATCAACACTGGACTGATGAAGGAGCTGGCCTCGTCCGAGAAGATCATTTGCCGCGATCTGTACCAGGGATCCAAGCAGATGATTGAGTTTGACCTCCAGGCGCGCTTCAATCTTGCGTGTAACGAGAAGCCGAAGATCAATACCCAGGATGGCGGCACGTGGCGCCGTCTGGTTGTCATCAACTTTACGAGTAAGTTCGTGTCGAAGCCGACGCTGTCGCACGAGAAGCCGATCGACGAGTCGTTCGTGCACAAGACGACGAGCAGCGAGTGGGCGGCCTGCTTCATGTCGTACCTGATTCACCTCTACATTGAGGGAAATGGGTTCCACAAGCTGGACCCGCCGGAGAAGGTGATGGAGTACACGTCGGACTACAAGGATGAAAACGACGTGATCGCCCGTTTCATCAAGGAGAAGTTGCACGGTGTGGAGGAGGCTGGTGATAAGGTCTCTCAAGCAGAGGTCAAGGTTGCGTTCAACGAGTGGAAGCGTTCGAACGATATTGACCGCGGCGCCGGAAAGATTGCAGATATGGTGAAGCGAGTCACAGAGACGTTTGGTTCAGGCTGGAACAAGTTCCGGATTGGAGATGCTGCTTAAGCCGTGCGCGCGGCGCCGATGCGAGTCAGCACATACGAACGCAGCATGCCAATGACAAACACAACAACAAAGAAGGACACCACGAGGTTCACCAGCTGGGCGACAAAGTCACCGACCTTGAGCTGGATGCCACCCACGTTGACCGTGAAGGTCGTCGCACCCTTGCCAGCAGCCGCAGCCGGGGCCAGGAGGGGGGCCACGATGTCCACATTCAGCGCCGTAAAGAACTTGGACACCACATCGCCAAGGTAGAAAGCCGCAGTCAGGATGATGATATCACGAGTATCGAGCATTTTATTAACTTCCGCATACTTTATTTCACTAGAAACAATGGACACGCGCTTCTGGGGACCAAGCGCATGGCAACTTTTTCACTTGGTTTCCATGGGACCGCACCCCGAGAAGGTGCTCCACCTCATGAAGGATATTTTGCCGTGCAAGTTTTGCCGTGCGTCCACTTCTGAATTCGTTGGAAAGCATCCGTACGACGCCAAGGACCCTGCAAAGTGGCTGTATGAGATCCATACGATGGTGAACCACAAACTAAAAACGCAATGCGCGACGGACCCTGCTGTTCCGGATCCTGGCCCCGACCCCTCGTTCGAAGAAGTCAAGCACAAGTACGAGGCGATGAAGCCTACCGCAGTGCCGGGCCGCGACTTTCTGTTTGCCATTGCCCGGAACTATGAGGGACGGGACCCCGAGACGCAAATCCGGTTTCTGGACTCTCTGTCACTCGTCTTTCCGTTCCATGCCGACACATTCCAAGCATATCTCAAAAAACATCCTGTCGATCTCGACCACTATCTGAAATGGATGTATGGGCTTCTTGCTGCTCTCTCCAAAAAGTTTAGGGTTAGCATTCCGACGTTTCGTGGATATGCGCACCACGTTGCCTACTACAAGAGTGGATGTGCAAAGAAGACGTATCATGGCAAGACGTGTCGCAACGGCACAAAGACGCGCGACCACCGCAAAACCCAGCGACTCGTTCACAAGCGTTTACTCTGAAAACGAGTTCAAAGAGGTAATGACCTTCGATGAAGTGTATCTACTTTTGTGGTTCTTCTTTTGTCTGTGGTTCTCCTACTCTATCTTTTTCGCGTAGGCAGCTGCTTAAAACATGCCAAACGTCTTGCGCGAGTGGCGGCGGTGACGGCGCGTGTGCTTGACGGCACCCGAGTGAGCCGCGTGCTTCTTGTACGTCGCCTTCGCGGCCTTGATCACCTGCTTGAGACCCTGGCCCTTCTTGTAGGTGCCCTTGCGCTTCATGTCAGCCATCGTACTCTTCACGTGTGCGAGCCAAGCGTTTGCCATTTTATTCTACCGCACGAAAGTTTGTGAGGAAGAAGTCGAGATCCTCGGGAACACCAATTCCCCACATCCGAACACAGTCTGCAATCACAAACTTCTTGCCGTCCTGGATGGCCTCGTTAAAGGCCGGAACCACATAAAACTCATTGTTGACACGAATGTTCTTTGCAATCATCTGCTCCGCATACTTGACAAAGTCTGTCCCGCGCCTCCACATGTACAAACCTGTGGTGGCATGGTCCGAGAAGGGGTCCTTCTCACGCACCTCCGTAACCAATCCGCCCTCCACCTTGGCATATGACCACTTGGGACTGCGCCTGCCATCAAAGGTGGAGATCTTGCCGTCCATCAGCTTCTCCGTCGGATGATGCAGAAAATCAACCACAAACTGCGTGGCGGAAAACTCAATGTACTGGTCGCTGTTGATAATCATCAGCGGATTCTCGTCCAGGTACTGTTTTGCTAGAAGCACAGTGCACGCTGCCCCCTCGGTGAGCTGGTCGACCTCCACGATGTCACAGCCAGGCGCAATGGTTTGCAGGTACTCGCGTGCCTTGTACGACTCCAGCACCTCCTTGCGGACCAGGAAAATGTAGTGCGCATCCAATCCGAGATTGTCCACGACCCACGAAATCATCGGCTTGCCACGCACCGGGATAAACGGCTTGGGATCCTTGTATCCAGCATTCGCAAACCGGCTGCCATTCCCTGCCATCGGAATCACGATATTGATCTTGGATGCCACCGTCTGACGGGCACGCACAAAGTCCAGCGTCAAGGAATCCGGGGTAGGCACGTGGCACACACGGGCACCTGACTGGGTTGCTGCGCAAAGTCCCACGTACGAGTCCTCAAAGATTGTCGTATTCTCCGGAGATACACTGAGCATGCTCATCGTCTTCAAATAGATTGCCGGAGACGGCTTCGGATGAACCACATCCTCGTTGGCCACCACGAGGTCCATCAGGTCCAGAATACCGATCGCGCTCAAGGCAGCATCCACAGTTTGGCGAATGCAGTTGGTTGCGCAGGCCACCAAGTACCCATCTGCCTTGAGCTGCTTGATCATCTTTTGGTGAGCCTCGTTCGGACGGAGATTTGTCGTCATGGCCCACGCAGTCGCCTTCTGCTTGTTCCGAAAAATGGTTTCGTGGAGTTCACTCGGCACGCCCAGCTTCATGAGCTTGGTACGGGTCGGAAGTCCATTGTAGTTCAGTATATGGTCCTCACGCGTCAACACGGGAAGATTCACCGAATTGAGTGCCTGGTTGAAGGTGTCAAAGTGGATATCGCAGGTGTCAATCAGCACACCATCGAGATCAAAGATAATCAGTTTACTCATTGTTTAGTAACTAGACTCAATGATGAAGATTATTGCGCACCGTGGAAACCTCAACGGTCCCTGTCCAGAGACGGAGAATACCGAGGAGGCCATCGAAGTTGCGATTGAGAATGGGTTCGATGTCGAGATTGATGTGTGGTGCCTGGATGGCCGTCTGTGGCTGGGCCATGACCGGCCGGATCGTGTTGTGGACGAGTCCTTTCTGTACCGCAACGGGTCTCGACTCTGGATTCATTGCAAGAACCTGACTGCATTGATGATTCTGCGCCAGGACTTCCAGTGCTTCTTCCACGACAAGGACGCGTATACAATGACGTCCTATGGTGTCGTGTGGGGAAACATTGACAGTGCGCGCCATCCGTCCATGATTGCCGTCATGCCCGAGTTGAGCTGGGACCCGTATCCCAACTGCTACGGCGTCTGCACTGACTTTCCGTTCAAGTACCTTTCGTGGGCAAAAACCCTGCAGTCCCACTTATCAAATTCCATTGGCATCCGTACAGGTCCTTGACAGCCGCCACTGTCTTGTACATGTCGCTGGGGGCCACCATGGAGATATGGTCCTTGTTGAAGGCCATCAATTCGGCAGGATCACGGGGGTAGGCGGCTTGCTGGTACTCGAGGCGGCGCAACGACGACGAGCCCCAGTTCAGATTCACAAGCTCTTCCAGATTGGAACCACGCACTTCCGGGCCTGAGACAATGACAATCTTGTTTGCCAGGGCACCCAGCAGCGTCTCCTCCGTCACATCCTTTGCAAAGTGCTTGTGCAGCGTAGTGGACAAGTGGTAGGCAATGCGGTTCAGCGTAAAGGTCGTGGACGTGTGTGGCACAATGCTCAAAATCAGCGGCACATCCGAGGGAAATGCCTCATTCACGAGTGTCACGCACACGGACTCGAAGGACACATTGTCGTATGCATGGTCCACGCCCGCATTTTCCTGGTGAAGCGCAACGACCGGCTGATCTTGCTCGTCGGAATACACGTGCACTTCAATGAGTCGCATGCCACGCGCCAGGGCAGCCGACACGGGTTCAAAGGTCGAACCTCCGCACGAGTAGTCGCATAACCTTCCGCCCTTGTCGATCGCAGCAAGTGCGGGTATTTCTTTGAATTCGTCATACAGGATCCACCCGATGACAAGCAGGAGAAACCCTGAAACTACGTTCTCCATTATGTTCCTTTCCGAGGAATTTTGAAGAGAAGATCGCGAAAGGCATTGACAACCTCGTCAGGCACCGAGGTTCCCATCTCATTCTCGAGCAAACACGACAGGTGAAAGTACAACACATACATGCCGCATTCGGAATCCTTGAACTGGTGACGTGTCGTATTGTACGTCAGCTTCATGGGCTGCTTGTGTACCTTGGTCGCATCCCACTGCTTGGCCCAGCGGTTCATCAGCTTCTTAATTTCCGGTTCCGGCGTCATTGCATAGGAATCAAAGTACGTCATGCGGGGATACTCGAGTTCGGGGCGAATGTCACAAAAGACACCCACCCAGTGCTCGCCCGGCCCGTCGTGCACATCCGTATTGACTGCAATGCCAAACCGATGTTTCCCCTTTTTCGCCAACTTGTCAATCTTGAGCGAACACAGAGTGGACACCAGGCATTGCTGTGTCTCGGACTTCAAGTCGAAATCCATCGGCACACATCCCAGAAACTCGTAATCCTCAAACAGATCCACGTAACTCCGTTCGACTGCATCAATGTCATCGGACGACAGCCACTCGTGCCGGTTCTCCTTCCATGTATCCGGCGCCTTGCCCTTGACAAGCATGGATGTAATGATACAGCTCGGAGCACCTTGGCTACATGTGGAGTGAAATCTGGTTTTTAGGGCTCCCCAGACCGATTCAATGGACCCACTGGGGATCGGAGGTTCCTGTGGGTGTTCCCGATTGTAGACCTTGCGAAGGTTTTCTACTTCCGCCTTGTCGACAGACATTGTTCTCTTCTGCGATTAAAAACAATGGTTCTTTTGGCCTGAAGAACAAATGAGTACAACGATCGTCACCATGTTCTTTAACCTTACGACATTACCCGACGCAACCCCTGCAGTCCGGCCCCAATCGTTTTATATGGAAAAGGGACGTGCGACACTTGCCTTGCCGTATCCCATGGTGGTCTTTTGCGATGAGACAACCATTGACGAGATCAAACGTATTCGTGGCGATCAGCCCACGCAGTACATTGTGAAGCCGATTTATGAGTATGATCTGTACAAGCACAACTACGCGACAATCCGGAAGAATCGTGAAGGCGTTGCCAACTATATTGGAAGTCGCAATACATCCTCCTACTTTCTCCTGTGCATGTTCAAGTCCTTGGCGCTTCTCATTTCCAAGCAGCAAAACACCTTTGATACCACGCACTTTGCTTGGATCGACTTTGGAGGCAGCCACGTGATGCGCAACTTTGACCAGGGAGCTCGCAGAATGGTGGAGAATCCGAATCCCAAGGTCTCCTTTTGCTACATTGACTACCGGAGCGCAGATGACTTGTGTGTCATTGATTCGCGCCTGACACGCGAGGGATGGTGTGGAGCAGCATGCACGAGCTACACAGTGGAAGGCGCGTATATGGACCGCTTCTACAACGGAACCATGGCAATTTTCCACGAGATGCTGGCCAAGGGCGTCGGCCACAACGACGAGCAAGTCATGACGTATTTCTTCAATCGGTACCCGGAGCTTTGCTCGATTTATTACGGTGACTACTTCTCGATCCTGTCCAACTACAAGTACCCGTGTGAGGATTACAATACCATTCGCTGGTGTTTTTTGAACAAGGTGCAGTGTGCTGGACGCTACGATCTGGCACGTGCGTGTATTGCAGCTCTGTTCAAGTCCGTGGCCGATGGTCACTTGGCAATGTCCGATGACGAATACAAGACATTGGACACGATGTCTCTCTTGTTCCGCAACGAGTATGGTCACGAAATCAATCATCTGTACACGGAGCGGACAGAGCAGCTGCAGGCAGAAAGGTACATTCCCGCAAATGCTGTTGTTCTGGAGCTGGGTGCGCGCTATGGAACCGTGTCGTGCGTCATCAACCGCCGCCTATCGAACAAGCTCAACCAGGTGTCGGTGGAACCTGATGCGCGCGTGTGGGATGCGTTGGAACGCAACAGATACTGCAACAGCTGCTCCTTCCATATCGTCAAGGGCGTTGTTTCAAAGAAGAAGCTTGCTCTCAATACCAATGTGCCGGACGGATATTGTACGCAAACGAAAGCATCTGAGGACAGTAGTCTCACATGCTTAACGTTGGATGAGGTTCAAGAAAAGTACAATCTTTGCTTCGACACACTGGTTGCAGATTGCGAGGGATTTTTGGAGAGCTTCATGGATGAGAATCCGGTTTTGTATACCCAGCTGGTCCGCATCCTCTTTGAGAAGGACTGCCCGGACCGCTGCAACTACGACAAGATCAAGGAGCAATTGGTTCTTCATGGGTTCAAGTGCCTGGTGGATGAAACGCACGAGGTCTGGCAAAAGTAAAAACGGAAACTTCGGTTTGTAAATCACTGGAAGTAATGGACACTCTCAAGCCCGCCCTCCAGCGTTTCCTCGACCTCAACAAGCGCATCAATGACCTCAACAAGCAGGCTTCCGAGCTTCGTGATCAGCGCCGCACGGTCGAGCTGGATCTCTCGGCGCTCTACGCGTCAACCCGTGATCTCCCCAACAAGGTTGAGCTCAAGACCTCCGGTATGGTCTTCAACGTCAAGCGACCCAACGAGTGGAAGAAGGGATGGACGCTCTCCAAGAAGGAGCTCGAGAAGCTCCTGCACGATATTCTGCCCGAGCACGGAGAGGAAGTCATGAAGGAGATTGAGCGTCGTCACACGCCCACGCTCGTCTCGGACGAGTACTCGTTCGAGCTGCGGGCCGCCTCCAAGTCCGACTGAATCATGTTCCGAAGGTCATTGTCCGACCGCGAAATCTTGAGCTTCGGCTGCTTCAACGACTCATAGATGCGATAGACTGAAAGAGTACACATAAAAATGGTGAGGACGCTCACCGCACTGATAACGGCAATCCCCATAGGATCCATTTTTTACTTACATGCGAAACCTTCAAGAGCACGGATACGCAGATTGCAAGTGAGCATCTTTTTGATTTCCGTTCGGAGACTCAAAAGGATTATGCGGTTTTGGCGGCGGCGGAGGCTGGGCACGGACGGTTTCCCGTTCATACGGAATACATCCACATTCTCGAAAGACGATATACCAACCGCATCCCTGACCAATCATAGCACATATGCACGGGATGAAGGACTCCATTAAAAATTGGTTTGTTGTACGTGAGTTTGTTCCGTTTTCAGAGCCCATCATCCTCGCGCTGTTCAAAGTACTCTCGCATCTTTTGCTCGATCCGGACGTCGGACAATTCAAAGACACCGTGCCAGTTGGGGCGCAAGATGGACAGCACATCCGTGACTCCATCCAAGATCTT